TGACTATTGCTATGGCAGCTGCTAATACGGGAGCTGGCGGAACTGGTATTGGAACTGTATATCTTGGTGATGGTATTTTTGATACTGCATTTGTAGATTCATCATTTACTGCAATTCCATCGGCAGCTTCTCCACTTGCCCATAAAATCGCTGAATATGAGATTAATAATGATTCTGCAATTAATGATCATAATGCTGCATATTATTTACTTAGTGTAGAAGATACGACTAATAATGTTTATGAAGTATCTGAAGTAATTCTCCTAAATGATAGTTCTGAAGCATACATTACAGAGTATGCAAGTATTCTTAGTGCTGGTGCAGGAATAGGAACTGTAGGAGCTGCAGTTTCAAGTTCTACTTCTCATACTCAGTTAATGTATACTCCGAATGCAGGTATTGCTGCATCAGTTCGTGTATTCCAGATGGGTCTGGAAATTGCTGCTAGAAACGATGATAGAGATACTATTAATAAGATAGATTTAACTAATGCTTCTATCAGTGTAGGTTTTGGAGATTATACAGGTACAGAAACAGATGTTCTGAGAGCATTCAATTTACAACATGATGGGAGAAATATTTTCCAAAGAGACTTTGATGGCAGTGATTCAACAATTGTTAATTTAACTAAGAATACTGTTACAATTCCAGAGCATTTCTATGTTACTGGTGAAGAAGTTCAATATTCATATCCTACAGATGGCAGTCCCATTGGAATTGCCACCACGACTATCTCTGGATATGGATCTACTACTCTTTTACCATCAACAACTTATATTGTTAAAATTGATGAACGTACCATTAAGTTTGCTAAGAGTGCAGAAGATGCATTAAAAGCCGTTCCCAATATTTTACATTTATCATCAGTTGGTGCTGGTGCTGCACATACGCTAACAGCACAAGATCAAAATACAAAATGTATAATTGCTCTTGATAATGCAATTCAATCTCCTATTGTTGCAACTGCTGTTACTACAGGAATAACTACTCAATTAGCATTGGGTGCAAAGGTTCTAGAAACTGTTGGTGTAACTTCATTCTTTAGTGGTGATTTGGTTAGAATTAGTGAAGAAATAATGAAGATTAATACTGTTGGTTATGGAAAGACGAATGATATTCTTGTAGATCGTGGTTGGATGGGAACTAATATTGGAGTTCATACTGCAAATTCAATTGTAAGCAAAATTCAAGGTTCTTATAATATTATTGATAATACAATTAACTTTATTACTGCACCTCAAGGGCCTACTCCTATCAGTTCTACAACTAATCCTCCTGAGAGTAGAGATTGGGTTGGAATAACTACGTTCTCAATGTTCCAAGGTAGAACATTTATGAGATCTGCTGCCACTGGTAGCGTGGATAGACCTTACGTAGAGAACGTTGTTTTTGATGATATTTCTGATGAATTCAATGGGATTGGAAAAACATTTACTCTAACATCAGATCAAGCAAATGTGGGTGGATTCTCAACCAGTAATGCTACAGTTCTTATAAATGGAGTATTCCAAGGACCAACAGGAACATTAACCGTCGATCAAGATTATACTTTATCTGAAGGTCTGACTGGTATCAGTAGCATCACCTTCACAGGAACAGCCACATCTGAAGCCTATGACCCTAATAGCGGTTCTATTCCTGTTAGGGGTATGATTGTATCAGTAGGTTCAACTAACGGTTTTGGATACCAACCTCTTGTTGCTGCTGGTGGAACTGCTATCATCTCTGCTGCTGGAACAATTACCTCAATTAGTATCGGTAACAGTGGATCTGGTTATAGAGTAGGAGTTCAAACTACTGTTAATGTAGGTCTTCAAACTCTAAGCACAGGAGTTCCTAATATTGAATTTATTGGTACTGCTGCTATAAGTGGAGGTCATATCGTCAGTATTGCAATTACTAATCCAGGTGTTGGTTATACAGCAACAAATCCACCAGAAGTTGTTATTGATGATCCACTTTCATATTCTAATCTTCCATTAATTTATAGTTCTGAGTCTACTGGTATAGGAACTCAAGGAACTGTTGATATAGTAGTTGGTCAAGGGTCGAGTGTTATTAGTTTTGAAATAAGAAATACTGGATATAGTTATGATAATAATCAAATTTTAACTGTTCCTAAAATGGGAACTACTGGTATTCCTACTGATCCTACTGTTACTTTCCAAGAATTCCAAATTACTATAGAAGAAACTATTTCTGATAAGTTTAGTGCATGGTTCTTTGGAGAACTTGAAGTATTAGATAAAATTACTAGTGAGTTTAATGGTTCTCAACGAGCATTTACACTAAAGAAAGGTGGAGTACCTGTTACTATTAGGGCTAAGCAATCATCGAATATTGATGTTCAGGCAGCACTACTAGTGTTTATAAATGATATTTTACAGGTTCCTGGTGAAGGATATGTCTTTGAGAATGGTAGTGTACTTACTTTCTCTGAAGCACCTAAAGGAGCAAATGAGGATGGAACGTTTGATGGAGACACATGTAAGATTCTCTTCTATAAAGGAAGTGGTGCTATCGACGTTACTTTTACAGATATTTTAGAAACTGTTAAGGAGGGTGATACTCTTCAAATTCAAGGTGATGCTAATTTATGTGCAAGATCTCTTTTACAAGATGAAAGATTAGTAACTGATATTGTTGCAACTGACATTGTTGATACGAATGCATATGTGGGTGTAGGTATTAATGGTAGTCCAGATTGTGAAAGAACAGTTAATTGGTGTAAACAAGGAGCAGATAAAATTATTGACGGTCAAATTGTAAGTAAGGCTAGACCAGAATTGGAAGCTCTAGTTAATCCAGCAACAGTTATTATTCAATCTGTTGGTATTGCATCAACTATTGTATACGTAGAAAGTATACGACCATTCTTTGATCCTGATAATGAGTCTCAAACCAGTGCTAATACTCAAAAGATTTCTATAACATCTCAAAATAATCTCGTAGGAGCTGCTGCAACTTCTGTTGTTTCTATCGCTGGTACAATATCTTCAGTTGTGGTGAGTTATGGAGGAACGGGATATACTTCTGCTCCTGATGTGATTATTGCTACTCCTGTTGGTTTAGGAACTACCACTAGAGCATCTGCTTCATCTACTCTTACTGGAGATGCAGTTTCTGCAATAACAGTTACTTCACCTGGTACTGGATATACTATTACATCTCCTCCTGAAGTTCTTATTGAAGTTCCATCAGCAATAAATGAAGTTAATGAATCAGATACATATCAAGGTGATTTTGGTACAATTGTTGGAATTTCTACAACCACTGTAGGTGTTGCATCTACGGGTATTGTGTTTGATTTGTATATTCCAACAGATTCCTTTATGAGAGATGCTGCTATAACAGGAACTGCTGTTACTATAAGTGGTATTCAAACTGGATATTACTTTACAGTTTCTAATAGTAATATTGGAAATGGTTTAACATCTATATATCAAAATGGATCTGTGATAGGTATAGGAACTACCTTTATAGATAATGTTTATGAGGTGGCTGCAGTTTCGGTTGCAGAAACTTCTACTCCTGGCATTGCTAATACTTATGTTGCGAGAGTAACAACTAGTGTTTCTAGTTTCAATTCCTTATCGGGAATGGGAGTAAGTGAATTCTATGGTAATTACTCATGGGGTAGGATCGTTTTAGGTTCTAGAACTTCTCCACAAGCATTTACTGCATATACAGAGAACGGATTTACTGGACTTTCTACATCTGCTCTTATTACAAGAGTAGCACCTTTGAAGTCTAAAGATTATTCTGCTTAATAAACTTAATAAATAACTAAAAAAATTGTCAAAATGGCCGCAATTATAACGGATCAACTTCGTATATTAAATACTAAAGATTTTGTCGCTAGTGTAGCATCGACAACTAATTCATATTATACGTGGATCGGTTTACCAAATGCAACCCAAGTTGATTCTAATTGGAATTCCACTCCACCAAATCCTAGAGATTCTTTTAACGAAGAAAACAAATATTGGGATAGTATGATTGCTTTGAAAAAAGTAACCTCTTCTGATGTTAAACAAGTAGTTCCTAAACATACTTGGGCATCAGGTATTACTTATGATATGTATAGGAATGATATTAGAGCAGAGAATCCTTCTAAACCATCGAATGCGATTAGTTTATATGATGCAAAGTATTTTGTTATAAATTCTGATTTTAGAGTTTATATTTGTCTTCAAAATGGAACTGATCCAGATAACACTGAAGGAAAAGCATCCCTAGATGAACCAACTTTCACAGACTTAGAACCAAGAGCGGCTGGTACTAGTGGTGATGGTTATATTTGGAAATATCTTTATACAATTAAACCTGGAGATATTACAAAATTTGATTCTACAAACTTTATGCCTGTTCCTACAGATTGGGAAACTAATTCTGTGGATGCTCCTGTAAGGCAGAATGCTAGTACAAGTGGTCAAATTAAAATTGTTACTATTACAAATAGAGGTGCTGGATTAGGTACTGCAAACCAATCATATACAAGAGTACCCATTAAGGGTGATGGAACAGGTGCAGAAGCAACTGTTGTTATTAATAGTGCATCTAAAGTTGAATCCGTAACTGTTTCTAAGGGAGGTGCTGGTTATAGTTTTGGTACTTTAGATGTGGAAGCAGGTGGAGTACCAGCAGGAAGTATATCTCCCACTTTTGATGTTATTATACCACCTGAAGGTGGTTTTGGTGCTGACATATATCGTGAATTGGGTGCTAAAAATTCTCTTATATATTGTAGAATTGAGAATGATACAGGAAACCCTGATTTTATAACAGGGAATGAATTTGCTCGTGTGGGAATTGTACAGAATCCAAAATCATATGGAACCAGTTCTAATTTAGAAATTGATAAAGCAAGTGCAGTATATGCTTTGAAACTCACAGGAGTAGGAGCTAGTAATGCTACATTTACTGCTGATGATTTTGTTACTCAAACTATTGGAATTGGATCTACTGCAGTAGGTAGAGTTATCTCTTATGATCAAAATACTCAAGTTCTGAAGTATTGGCAAGATAGAACTACTGCTGGATTTAATACCAACGGTACTGCTAATACATCTCCTGAGTATGGATTTAAATTAAATAGATTTACTAACAACATTACTACCAATCAAGGATCGTTAAATATTACTGGTGGATCCGTTACTTTAGGGATTCATAGTTCATTTACAGGTATATCTACTGTAATAAATAGTAAAACCTATTATCTTGGACAGTCATTCACAAAAGGAGTGGCAAATCCAGAAGTTAGAAAATATTCTGGAAATATTATTTACGTTGATAATAGACCTTCGATTACTAGGTCTACCAATCAAAAAGAAGATATTAAAGTCATTTTGCAATTCTAAAGAATCATGCCACAGGAAACCAATCTAAACGTCGCACCTTATTTTGATGACTTTAGTGCAAATAATGACTATTATAAGGTATTATTTAAACCTGCTTATCCAGTACAAGCAAGAGAGCTAAATAATCTCCAATCAATCTTACAAAATCAGATTGAGAAATTTGGTCAACACTTCTTTAAAGAAGGTGCGAAGATAGTTCCTGGTAATACAACTTATATAAATCCTTATGATTGTGTTCAATTAGAAAATGTATACTTGGGTATTCCTTTAAGTGATTATGTTAATCAAGTAAGAGGATCAACCATTACGGGATTGACTTCAGGTGTAACAGCAGTTGTAGACAAAATTGTTTTAGGAAGAAATTCAGAAAAAGGAAATACTACTCTTTACATAAATTATGTTGGTTCTAGTACCTCAGATAATGCTGGTTCTAAATTTTTAGATGATGAATTATTGAGTGTTGATAAGGATATCATATCTGCTAATACTGTTATTGCTTCTGGAGAGGCATGGGGAGCAACATTATCATCAGATGCAATTTCATCAGGGTCTGCATTTTCAGTTGCTCAAGGAATTTATTTTGCAAAAGGACAATTTGTAAATGTAAGTGATCAATCTATTATTCTGAGTCAATATTCTAGTTCTCCTAGTTATAGGGTAGGACTTTTTCTTACTGAACAAATAATTAATGCAGATATTAATCCTCAATTAAATGATAATGCAAGAGGATTTACTAATTTTTCTGCACCTGGTGCTGATAGACTTAGAATAACAACATCATTAGTTAAAAAGTCCATAGATGATTTTGATGATAATAATTTTATTGAACTTGCAAGTGTTGATAATGGAGTAATAAAATCTAAAAAAGAAACTACTGAGTATCAACATATTGCAGACGAATTAGCTAGAAGAACTTATGCAGAATCGGGAGATTATTATGTAAAGGAATTTATAACTAAACCAAAAGAATCTTTAAATGATTATCAAGGTAATAATGGAATATACAATAGTAATCAAGTAACACCTAGTGGCAAATCTCCTTCAGAGAGTCTTGCATTATATCAGGTCTCACCTGGTAGGGCATTTGTAAAGGGATATGATATAGAAACTGTTACTCCAACCTATTTGGATTGCCCTAAACCAAGAACTACTCAACTTGTAGAAGGACAAGCACTGGAATTTAACACAGGAGCTACTTTAAAATTAAATAGATTTTATGGATCACCTCAGATTGGTATTGGTAATACTTATATCGTAAGTTTAAGAAATAAAAGAGTAGGTGCTGCTGCTACACTACCTGCAGGTAAAGAAATTGGTGTTGCTAGGGTGTATGATGCGGATTTAAATTCTGGGTCATATGATAGAGCCAACTCTAATGTTAATGAATGGGATTTAAAATTATATGATATTCAAACAGTTACTGAAATTACATTAAATGAAAATATAACATTAACTGTTCCTACTCATATTAAAGGAAAAAATAGTGGAGCTACTGCATTTTTGAAAGATGCTGTAACTAGTAGCACTGCATTATCTTTATATGAAGTAGAAGGAGATTTTATAAAAAATGAGAATTTCATAATTGATGGTGAAGAAAATGCAAGAATTGCTATTGCAGTAACTGCTTTTGGTATTTCTGATATTAAATCTGTATTTGGAAATACTAATGGGCCTAGTATGAATACAGTTGGTGCTGCACAGACCTTCTCTGCAGACACTATTCAGACAAATACTACTGTTATTGGTATTGCAACCCTTTCACCAACTGCATGGGATTCTAGTCTTTCTGGTTATCCTAGTGGAACTATTAGTTCAATAAGAAGTACTAACCCAATATTTCCAGGAAATATTAAAGTTGGAAATATTCTGAAATTTAGTCCATCACAGACTAGTGAATTTAATGAACCAATTATGGCATCTGTTGTCAGTGTAGGTACAACTCATGTTGTTGTAACAGGTGTTAGTACTGTTACTGGTGTAGCTGATGGTAAATTACCTGCTGTTACTACTCAAGTCTCTGATTTAACACTTGTTGGTACAGATTTACAAGATTCTGATGATAATTCTTACTATACTATACTACCAAATCCCAATATATCTAATGTTGATTTAACTGATGGAACTATCAGAATAAGAAAAACACAAAGTGTTCTTATTAACGGGGGTCAACTTTCAGAGCAGGTTGCATCTGGTACAAATGAAACATTTTTACCATTTAAACCAGAAAGGTATACCTTAATAAAAGGTGATGGTACTACTGAACTTTTAACAGAAGATAGAGTTAAAATAACTTCTGGTTCTACTAGATTGCAAATTGAAGGTTTAAGTGATGGTATTGATGATGCTACTCTCATTACAACACTGAAAAAGCAAAAACCTAAAGCAAAGGAGAAGATTAGAAATAGAGTTAATAGTATTGTAGTAGATAAATCTATTGATTCTGCATCTGGTATTGGTTCAACCACTCTTAATGATGGTTTGACTTCTGGAAATTATCCATATGGTACAAGAGTTCAAGATTTAGATATATCTCTAAATGTTGCAGATTTGATAAATGTTGAGGCTATTTTTGAATCTATTAATACTTCAGAAGCATCTGCTCCTACAATCACTTTCTCATCATTAACAGGACCTACAGGAAAAACTTCTGATTTGATAGTAGGTGAAAAAATTAAAGGAAAATCTACTAATGCATGTGCTATTGTTGCTGAAATAGTTTCTGATAGTAAAATTTCTATTATTAGTCAAAATGATATTAAGTTTAAAGAGAATGAAGTGGTTTCTTTTGAAGAATCTAAAATTGAAGGAAAAATTGTTACCTTAGATTTTACAAGTATTAATATATCTCCTAATTTTACTTCTCAAAATGGTCAAAATCAATCTTTTTATGGATATCCTTCTATTCAAAGAAACTCTGATTCGGATGCACCTACTAGACAATTAAAAATATATTTCTCAAATGGGTATTATCAATCAACTGATGATGGTGATATTACAACTAAAAATTCTTATGATACATTTAATTACACCACTGAAATTCCTACAGTAAATGGTCTTAGAAATACTGATTTAATTGATATTAGACCTAGAGTTTCTGATTATGTGGTTGCTGAAGATGTAAGATCTCCTCTTGAATTTTTTGGAAGAGAATTTAATGCAGCTGGTAATTCTGCTGCAAATATTTTAGCATCGGATGAAACAATCTTAACTGATTTTTCCTATTATCTTGGAAGAATGGATGCCATCTATATCACCAAAGATGGTAATTTCCAAGTTAAATACGGTACTCCTGCTGTTTCTCCAACACAACCCGTAGGAGTTGATGATGCATTAAAGATTTCGACTGTAACAATACCTCCATATCTTTATAATATTAATGATATTTCTATAAGTTTCTTAGACTATAAGAGATATAAAATGTCGGATATTAACCGACTTGAAAAGAGAATTTCATCTTTGGAATATTATACTTCTCTTTCTTTATTAGAAGCAAATACTGCTAGTTTATTTGTTCCCGATTCTGCAGGTTTTAATAAATTCAAAGCTGGATTTTTTGTTGACAACTTTACTAATTTCCTTTCACAAACAACTCTTGTTGGATATAAGAATAGTGTAGATGTAACAAATCAAATTTTACGACCAAACCATTATACTACTGCAGTTGATTTAGAATTAGGTCCTGTAGAAGGAATAAATGCTAATTCTGATAAAAGATATATTAATCCTCAAGGAACTAATATTAAAAGAACAGGAGATATAATAACTCTCAATTATAATGAAGTGCAGTGGTTAAAGCAAACATTTGGAACTCGAAGTGAATCTGTAACTCCTTTCATGATATCTTTCTGGAAAGGAACTCTTGATCTTACACCAGCATCTGATAACTGGTTAGATACCAGAAGGTTAGAAGCAAATGTTATTAATATGGAAGGTGATTTTGCACAAACTGTTGCAGAATTTACTGACCAGTTTGGGGGGAATCCACAAAGTGGATTTGGATCTGTTGTTTGGGATTCATGGGAACAAAATTGGTCTGGAGAAATAGAAACCACAAGAATGGATGTTCAATCTTTCATTCAACGGTGGGCTCCAGGTTCCCGTCCTGGAAGGCGAAACATGCGGCAGATATTGACTACACAGATGCAAAGAGTAGTTGGTAATGAAACAAGACAAGGCACACGTAGAGTAATTACAGAACAGTTTGATAGAACTTCACAAGGAGATAGACTTGTAAGTAGAGACCTTATTGGATTTATGAGATCTCGTAATGTTGAATTTGTTGCAAAACGAGTTAAACCATCTACTCAATTATATGCATTCTTTGATGGTAGAGATGTAACTCAATATTGTGTTCCAAAACTACTAGAAATTTCAATGGCTTCTGGTGTATTCCAAATCGGGGAAACTGTTACTGGAACAACTAGACCAATTGGAGGTTCTCCGCAAAATGATAATTTAGTAGATCCTAGTATTAGGTTTAGAGTAGCACAGTCAAATCATATGGAAGGTCCATATAATTCACCTACTAAGAGATATGGAGCGAGTCCTTATTCTGCGGAACCTATTCCTGCTACTTATTCATCAACTTCTACTATTCTAAATGTTGATACATTCTCATTAGCAGATCAACCTCAAGGATCATATTGGGGATGGGTAGAAGATGATATGATGTTAGTTGGAGAAACTAGTGGTGCTATAGCGGTTGTTACCAATCTCAGATTAGTATCTGATATTGGAGCAAACTTACTTGGAAGTTATTATATTCCAGATCCTGATGTTGGAACCCATCCACGATTTGAAACAGGTGAAAAAGTATTTACTTTAATTAATAATGAAACCCTTGATAGAGAGAATGCCCAAACAAGTGCAGATGAAGGATTTAGATCTACAGGAATTCTAGAAACAGTTCAGGAAGATATTATTTCTGTAAGAAATGCAAGGATTGAAACTACTGCTATCACTGAAACAAGAAATACTGGTGAATGGACGGAAGTAGCAGGAACCAGAGAATGGAGAAATGTAAGTATGCAACAATGGGATCCTTTAGCTCAATCATTCTTTGTCGAAGATCCTAATGGAGTTTTCTTAACAAGTTGTGAAGTTTATTTTGCTACAAAAGATGATACCCAACTTCCTGTTACTTTCCAATTAAGGACTATGATAAATGGTCTTCCTACTACAAAGGTTATTCCATTTTCTGAAATTGTTAAATCACCCTCTGAAATTGCTGTTTCTAGTAATAGTACAGTGGCCACTACATTTAAATTTGATGCCCCAATTTATGTAGAAGGTGGAATTGAATATGCAATAGTTCTTCTTTCAGAATCCTATAAGTATTCTGCATTTGTTTCAAGAGTAGGAGAATCAGATTTAATAACAGGAGAATTTGTTTCTCAGCAACCATTCTTAGGTTCTCTATTTAAATCGCAAAATGGTTCTACATGGGAACCAAGTCAGTGGGAAGATCTTAAATTCACTCTATACAGAGCAGATTTTGCAACTACAGGATCCTTACAAGTTTATAGTCCCGAATTGTCTTTAGGTAATGAGCAAATTGCTAGGTTATCACCAGATCCTATTAATCTTACTTCTAGAAAAATAAGAATAGGTATTGGATCTAATTTAGAAGATGCTAATTTAAAAGCAGGATATACGATTAAACAATTTGGAAGTAATGCTACTGGTGATTATGTTTCAAGTGCAGGAATTGCAACAGGAACTTTAAATATCATTAATGCTGGAATTGGACTTACTCCTGTATCAGGTGGATTTGTATTCCCAGATGTTAAGTTAAGCAGCATAACAGGAAGTGGTGCTAATGCAACTGCTAAGATTACTGTTGAAAATGGAGTAGCAACTGGTGCAACCATTACTGCGGGAGGAGATGGTTATGTTGCGGGTGATGTTCTTAGTATTGGATCAACTGGTATTGGTAATAAAGCCATAGGTGCTAATGTTAGATTATCTGTTGTTGGAATTTCTAGTGCTACGCAATTAGTTGTTGATAATGTTCAAGGTGATTTTGTAACTGGAGTGGGTAAGACAGTTCAATACATTATGTTAGATGGTTCTACTGGAATTACGACTGAGTTAAATGGTGCTAATAATGTTGGTGGAGGTGTTTTTATTAATAACCTTACTGAGGTTACTAGTGGAGATCAAATTGTAGTCAACCATACAAATCATGGAATGTATTTTAATGATAATTCTGTGACTCTTTCCGATGCTGTAACTGATATTATCCCAACCAAATTAACTAATGATTTGAATGCTACTGCAACAGGAAATATTGTTGTAGAAAATGTTAATAACTTAGATACATTTGAAAGTGTGGGAGTAGGAACTACTAACTATGGTTACTTACAGATTGGGAATGAGATTCTTTCTTATGAGTCTGCTTCAGGAACAAATATAGGAATTACTTCTAGATCAATTGATTCTACAGTTGCTAAAAATTATCTTGCAGGAACACTTGTTTACAAATATGAATTGGGTGGAGTATCCTTAAGAAGGATTAATAAAACCCATAACTTGGCTGATGTATCAACTGCAGATCCAATTACTTTTGATTCTTATACTATTAAATTGGATATGGGTTCTAGTGGACTGGGTAGATCTACGGGAGAAAGTTTCCCTATTTTATATACAGATAGAACTCAAACAGGAGGAGGTATTAATGCAACTGCTACACAAAATATTCCTTTTGAAATAATTAATCCTCAGATTCAAACTCTTATGGTTCCTGGCACTAATATCAGTGCTCAGGTAAGAACTATTAGTGGTGCTAGTTTGGATGGAAATGAAAGTGGTTATGTGGAACAATCGAATGAAACCATTGCAATAGGTGAAAATAATTACCTTCCTACTCCTAGAATAATTGCTTCTAAGATTAATGAAACAAATAAATTAAGTGCATTACCTGGTAATAAATCAATGAACATGCAAATTAATTTATCCAGTCAAGATTCTAGAATATCACCTGTTATTGATTCTCAAAGAATGAGTGCTATCTTTATTTCTAATAGAGTTAATGCTCCTATTGGATTGAGTAGTTATACAACTGATAATAGAGTTAATAGTCTATTTGATGATCCTAATGCATTCCAATATCTTTCTAAAGAAATCGCATTGGAAAATCCTGCATCTTCCGTCAAAATTATTGCAAATGTTTATTTAAATGATAGTTGTGATATTAGAGCATTCTATGCAATTGGTGATAATGAAAACTTTGAACCAGTTTATAGACCTTTCCCAGGATATAATAATCTTAATGAAAGAGGAGAGGTAATTGATCCTGCTGATAATGATGGAAGACCTGATAGATTTATAGCACCTGCTGATAACACATTAGGTAGTCCTGATCCTAATAATTTTAAAGAAAGAACTTTCACTGCAAATGATGTTCCTTCCTTTAAATATTATAGAATTAAATTAGTAATGACTTCAACGAATCAGGTATATGTTCCTCGTGTGAAAGATCTTAAAGTCCTAGCACTTGCTTAAAATGTCTTATCTCAAAGTAGAGGGTCATGGTGGATTATATAGAGACCCTAAAACCAATTCTATTGTAAATCAAAATGCCACTGGATATAATGAATATATCACTCAGAAAAATCTGAGAGATAATGAAAATGATAAAATAGATGATATGAAAGATGATCTTGATAATTTAAAAAATGAGATTAATGAAATTAAATCTTTACTCAAGGAGTTAGTAAATGGCTAATCAAAATATAACATTTGATGTTGCATCAGGAACTCCTTATGAGTCTAATTTAACCATTAATGGTGGTGCTAATTTTAGTAACATATTTACAGTAACTAATCCTAACGGGACTGCTTTTAATTTTACTGATTATAGTGGTTCTTCCCAGATGATAAAGAGTGTGGCAGTAGGTGCTACTGATATTGTTGCTGCTACATTTAGTGTAGGATTTACTAGTGAAGCTGGTGGAAAAATAGAAATTTCTTTAGGATCTACTGCATCTAGAAATTTAGCAGGAGGAAGATATGTTTATGATATTTTAGTGAATTCTGCTTCTTCATCGAATACTACAAATGTATTAGAAACTGCTATATCAGTAGGAAGCACTGCTGGTATTGGAACAACAACATTTACCCTGAATAAGGTTACTAATGTTGCTGTTGGTGACTCGGTAACAATAAGTGATCAACTTACAG